ACTGTCCTTAACGACAACGATAGACTCACTCTCGAACAACTCAGGCACTTCTGGGAGCTTGCTGATGAACTGGCGCTCAACGGAGAATCCAACTCCAGTCCCGCAGAGGAGAATGTACATAGCCTCGTCGAAGGACTTAGGGTCATCTACGGGTAAGTAGCTACAGTTGTAGCCTGCAGTGTTGTCACGATCAAGCGCTGGGCCTGCTGTCATCATTGCCCTCATAGATGGCATGATCTCTTGTCCAAGGATAGCTTGCTCAAGGTCTTTGATTAGGCTGTTCTTTACACCCCCTACTGCTTTAGCTACTACATTATTCATGTAGCGTGATACTGTCTCACTATATGACTCACGCCCTTTACCATCGAAGTATTTTGCGTACCGCGACTTGTGGATGAATGCTTGGTAATCTGTTGGTAATTCGTTGCTCATCTATTGTCTCCTGATCCTTTAATAACACCCCGTCTTGCACGGCTGTCTAGTTTGTCCATGTTAGCCTGCAGTACTTCTGTTAGGTCACTGTTAAAGTAATTGGCTAGGGCAGTAACGTAGAACACTACATCACCTAACTCTTTGACTAGTTCATCTGGTGAGACTTTTGTAGAATCACGCAGCATCTTCTTGATCTTCTCTGCTACCTCACCTGCTTCACCTACTAAGCCTAGTGTGTTCTCAACTAAGCGTGTCTCGCCTTCTGTGACGATCTTACCTTCAACCCAGTATGAATAATCCTGAGTATTAACGTCTGCCATTGCAGCGAATGCGTCTATGTCTTCCTGAGTAATCATTGTCTCTCTCTCACGTTTAAATTTTCTATTTCAATATCATCTATGTCATAGATAACATCTGTAATTAAGTCATGAATGTCTTGTTCATGATTATCTTCGTATGCAGATAGTATGTTATTACTGTCATCTATCTTAGCAACAAAGGTTATACTAAACTTCTTCATGCATTCCCCTCTGTCTTTGTCCAGCGTCCTAGCCTGTAGACATTACCTTCTACTTCAACGGTTCTATCTGCTTTTAACTCTTCTTCTGCCTCTGCGTATTGATCAGGAAACATGGCTTGCATTATATCTGCTCTTAAATCAACAAAGTCTTCCCACGCATCAGGGTAAAGCTCTAGGTATTTCTGTGCTGCAGACATGGTAAGCGCTTCATCTAAAGCTGCGCTCATACCATCCTCAGAACCAGCGGAACCAAACACCATTCCTGTTTTGATGTTACCAGTCCACTCACCTTCCTCAATTACAGGAGATAATATAATAGCTATATCACCAGGTTTTATCTCATAGCTCATCATTCTCTCCTCTTTACTTTGACACGTTGCTCTTTCATACGCTTACCCCTTTCCTTCAACCACTCTTCTGGTATCACACGGTGCGCCCATTGGAAACCCTTCTGATCACACCAATCGCAATACCTACTTCTAGCGCCCTTGTAAAGCTTTGAGTTAGCATTACTAAATACAAAACGAATATCTAGTGTAGGGTGCTGACGTTGTATCTCTATATGTTTACGTCTATCTGCAGAAGAAAACAACCCCTTCATTTCTATTATGATACCATTGTCTAATTCAAAGTCAGGTGTGTAAGTACGATACTTTAGATCCTCCCATTCTATCTTTAGCTTTTCATAGGCTACGATCTTCTGCCTGTCCTTGAGGTACGCAGCAGCCTCAACTTCAAGACCACTGCGATACAAGCGAGAGTTATGTCTTCTAGCCATCTAAGTACTCAGGTGCAATGTAAGTATAGTCTACCTCTTGTGGGTTCTTAGACTTACTAGGGATGCTAGGCCGTGGCTGCAGGCTAGTGTGGCACTTGTGCTTGAAGCTACAGAACTTACATGATGATGGTAACACCCAGTTGCCTGTCTTCTTACGGTAGAATGTCTCTTCTACTGGTTCATAGCAACGCTCAAACGGTTCATCGTTATCTATGTAATCAGCTAAGGCTTGGATGTCAGCCAGCACGGCTTCCCTGTCCACCTCAGAGGCGTCTACGTACTTGAAGTGACCATTAGCCTTGTTCACTGCCCACCAGCCACCTACATCCTTTCCAGCGGCCTCTGCGTAGCCCACAAGCTGTGCCACGTACCCAAAGCTGTCACCCTGAGAGAGTGTCTCAAAGGATGCAAACTTGTTATCGTATGACCAAGGTGATGCAGACTTAACATCATCAATACGCCCATCCAACTCCATGTCATACTCACCCTTGATCTTCTGACCGTTAGGCAGGTTAAGTACAACCTTGTCATTGTCTTTGAAGTCTACCCCTGCTGCACGTAGCAGTCCCTTGAACACAGCCTCAACAATATCACCAAGGATCATATTCATTAGGAAGTGTGGCGGGAAGGGCGTCTTACCCTCTGGATCATTCTTCTCAAACCATAGCTGGCACTTAGGCTTACCAATGTTAGACATACGCAGTCGGAAGTTATCACGTGGGCCTGAGTTGAACTGCTTGTCCATAGCTGCCTCAACGTCAGCGGCAACCTGTTTGGTTACCGCCTCCGTCATTGTTGCTTCACCAGCCATGGCCTTCTGTAAGAAGTTGAAGACCATTAGTTCTGCTGGATGATTCATTATTCCACCTCAATGAAGTCGTTGTTGAGAATGTCATTAACCATAGCCTCATCAGAGGCAGACATACCCTTATTGCTACGCTCATTGTGTAGATCCAGAACCTTGCCATTCATGTACTCAACAAGATCAATGAAGTCTTTTAGTGTATCATTGTCACTGTCAGACAGATCAACGCTACTACCTAGCTTGGCTTCAATCCTACCAAACTTAGCACCTGTAGGAATACTATCCTCTACACCCATCATTTTAATGGTAGACATGATAGGTAAGAGATTCTTACGGTTCAAGCCATTCAGTACAGCATCAATACTCTTGAGTGAGTCACGGTTCTTAACATCCATGACCACAGGCACATCAGTAAAGTTACCTGTCACAGGCTCACCCTTGTCATTGATAGGGTTGTCTAGTGTGACTGTGGCAAAGAATACCTTGACACGCTTGACTGTACGCATGATCTGTTTGGTAGCCTCAGGTAGTGACTGGAAGTCTTCAATGTATCCAGTAGGACGCCCCAAGTTAAACCCACCAACGCTATCCTTCATGTCACCGTTGAGTGAGTTAGACATGATAGACTTCTCCATCTCCTCTGTCTCACTGTTCCAGCGCTGCCACTGATTACGTTGAGCAAATATACGTAGGGTAATACCATTGCTGTATACCTTATCGTCACCCTGGACTAGAGTGAAAGCACCGATTGGTACAACCTCTGTCTTGATTGTCTTACCGTTAAACTCAACCTCACCCATGATAGGCTGGTGGATCATACCGACACGTGCGATAGATGGTGTAGCCTGCTGTGCTGGTGCGGAAGACACGCCCATAAGCTCAGCCATAGACTGTCCACGATCTGCTGCGATTTGTAGTTCATTGCTCATTTCTATATCCTTTTAATAGAGTCAAAGAGTACCTAGTTATACATCATACATCCACTGTGTCAAGCCAGTTTGGCCCGATTTTAGCTTCTAATAATAGTGGTACATTCATTCTTACTCCATACACTGACTCAACTAGATCAGTCAAGCCCTCATTCATATCATTTACCATACCTAATACCTGATCTACTTCATCAGGGTGTATATCAATAACTGTTGAGTCATGTACAGTATTTACCAGACAGGATTGCATAGGCTCAAGACGCCTGTACATCTCATTAAGCACGACAGGTACAACATCACCTGTTGCAAAGCCCTGCACTGGATAGTTCTTGATCATAGTGAAGTGTGTTACACTCCCGTTTGACCTACGAGATATGTCAGGGAAAGCATACTGCCTGCCTGATACGTTAGTAATCTTATTGAAGCGCATTGCCTCCTCACCTAAGTTCTTATGCCATGCTGCAATCCCCTTATACTTATCAATGAATTGAATGTAGTAGGCCTCCTCTGCCTTACTTCTACCATATCCTGTAGCCCCGAAGAGAGGAGCGAAGGTATGTTCCTTGGCTTGCTGGCGCGTTGTAGGCTGGCCTGCATCAGAGATAACCTTGGCTGTGTAACTGTGTACATCAAAGCCTGTGTTAATCTCCTCAATAGCAGTCTCATCCTGTGACAAGAATGCTGCCGCCCTAAACTCAAGCTGGGCAAAGTCAGACTCACATATGTAACCGCCATCCCAGCGAGACACAAACACACGCTTAACAGGGAATGTACCCCCACGTGGCATGTTCTGCATGTTAGGTTCCTTACCACTGAAACGTCCAGTAGCTGTCACACTCTGAGTTAGCGTGGCGTGTAGGAAACCATCATCCTTTGAGTAAATACCTATGCCATCCACAAACGTAGACAGATAGCTGCTGATAGCAGAGAAGCGTAGGTAGTCTTGCAGGAATGAAACAGCCTCATCCTTGTTGTGTGTCTTGGCTGTACCGATCAGGAGTGTCAGCTTATCTTTACTTGTACTGAACCCATTGGCACTGACCCACTTCTTACTAGGTGCAGAGAACCGCAACCCAGCAATCTGTTGTGTCTGAGTAAGCTGGAACCCACGAGTGTCACAGTCCTTGCACTTGTTGGGCTTAGCAAACTTAGTGCCATCCTTCTTGGTCTTGTATGTCTTGCCTAAACCCTCACAGGTAGGGCAAGTGAATGCCTTGGTACGATAGATAGGATGGCTGTTGGAGTTTACTGCTGAGCGAAATTCAGCGGGTGTGTTGGTGAACTCAAACAGTCCAGCCCATTCCTTCTTGTTATTCATACGAACACTAAACACAACCTGAGACATCTGCTCTGGTGAGTTGATATTGATAGGCGTGTCACCCATAAGCTCACGCACCTTAGTTTGAAGTCGTGTCTCTAGCTCTGATCGTTCATCCTCAAACTGCTTTCTAACTTTTTCTAGTTCTTCAAGATCCACCCTGATTCCTGACATGTACATTCTGGTGAGGGTCTTGCAGGTATCGAAGGTAACATCTCTGACTGTGTGAAGGGACTTACTTTCTGGGGTAGCGTAGTCTGCTTCGATAGAGTGGAACAACTCACTAGTTGTGAGCAGGTCAGCCCTAAGATAAAGGCTAAGCTTACTGAGATCAGTTTCATTTGTGTTGATACCTTTCTTGATACATGTAGACAGGTAGTCTTCCTTTTGCTCAGCAAGGTCACGGCGTATGGCACAGGCGCTAAGAGAGATAGCATCCTTCTGCCCACGTAGAAGTAAATACTCTGCAAGCATGGTGTCATAGATATGGCCATCATAGGTGAAGCCACTTTCCCACAGCCACATTAAGTCATGCCTAGCGTTGTGCATGATGAGCAAGGTTGTCATGTCAAGAACACTCTGTATCAATGCACGGCCTGCACCTGATGTATCCTTAGCTTCATTGTGATCTAATGTTACAGTATGTAACTCTTCGTGATTGTCAGCATTGACCATGCCAACCTGAGTCAGCGTGTTGGTAGGCTCAAAGGGATCGTTAAAGATCTTGCCATCCCTCCAAGTCACACTGTTCTCAACGTCTAATACTAGTCTCATGTCTATCTCCTAAGCCGTGTAGATAGAACGTGATCCATCTAGCACACAAGTAATCTTTCCCTGATACCCGTTTAGTTTGTTCTTGGCAAGGTTAAGATAGCGTACTGGATCTTCGTCCTGCCCCTCAACTTGAGCAGCCTTACCAATAAGTACCATAAGGTCTGCTTCTGCAGCCTTGCCTGTCTTGCTGCCTTCCATCATAGACTGGTTAGGATCTGTCCTACCCTCTGCCTCTGCGCTTAGCTGTGACATCCATATCACACAACAGTCATACTGTTTAGCAATGTTACGGGCATGGATAGCTGCAGCCTTGAGGGTAATGTCACTGCGCTCACTCTTCATGTCAGAGAACTTGTCACCCATGTCTAAAACAACAACATCAGGCTTCTCCTGTTTAACAACAGACTCAACCCATGCCATACCCTTACCTGTGCTTTCCTTGAACATGATGTTCTTACGCACAGGCTCATAGCGCATACGTGCTAGGGCTTGGTTCTCTCTTACTTCCTTCATTGTCATATTAGCAGAGGCACTGACGTAACGTGACGCTACTCGTGTGTATGCTTCCTCATTGCAGAGGATAATACAACGTGCGCCTTGATGAGCGAAGCCACCATCAGCTGCGATAAGAGAGGCGTGGAAGGATGTCTTACCTGTGTTGGGACGTGCGCCTACCACAACAAGGTGACCACCACTGACACCCTCTACCTTACGGGCTAGGGTAGGTATGTTGAATGACCAACGTGACTCAAGGGCGGTAGCATCTAGGATTGTATCAAGGTCATCATCTTCCCAGTCAACACGCAGGTTAGGCGTAAAGTCATTCTTGTATTCCTCAAGTAGCTGACGCAGTGGCTCAAGGCTATTCTCTGTGCCATTCACGTAGTCAAAACCCAGGTTAGCCACAACATCCCCAACGTGCTGCTGAAATAAATGTGACAGTGTGTCCTGTGCTATCTCTTCCTTGATAGGCTCCGCAATATCTATGCGGCGAAAGAGTGCATCATATGCTGTACGTGTGGCGGTGGTCATGCTCTGGTTCATACGGTTGAACACAGCCTGCAAGTCCTGCACATTCATGCTGCCATCGTATGTTTCCATGGCGCTATCTAGTGCTTGCTTAATCTTGCGTACATCCTTACTAAAGATCTTGTCGGGGCAACGAATACCCTTGTGTTGGTTATAAAAGTCACGGTCAAGTAACGTTTTAATAAGAGCCAGTTCCATCATTGTTATTCTCTCCTACAATTATACGGTATATAACCTCAAGGGCCACTAGAGGCCACATGAGTGCAAATCTAATAGGGCCAGAATTATTCTCCTCAGGATCTTCTGGCTCTACCATGTGATATAGTAGTGGTACGGCTAACACATAAATGGATAAAGATCCAATCAAAAAGTACAAACCTTCATCGCTCATGTCTTAACTCCAAGTAATACGCCCCTTCTTTGCTATTGTATGCAGCTATAATATCTAATAATTGTTGGCTGCTCATGATTAACATTTGATAAGCGTCCATTTCTGGTTCATACTGTCTCATAAATACAACACCATCATCACCTAGTATAACCTCAACGTCTTCATGTTCATCATGCTGATCAAGTGTTGTGATTACAGAAGCATCTGATTCAAACTCAACTGTGTACATCTGGTTGATCTCCTACAAGAATATTTACGTGTGCCACGTTACCATCAACACGAGTGATGACAAACTCTAGACCAGCCTTAGTGAGTAATAATCTTAGTTGACCTATAGGTATCATAGCTTCTCCTCTCCATTAAGTTGATTGATACGCATCTGACAATAGCGTTGAACTTTCTCTAAGTCAATGATCTCACTTTGTAACTGCGTCTTACCCTCATACATCTTGTAGCCTGCACGACTGGCATACTTAACAATGTTGCCACGCCAGAAGTCAAAGCCATTACGCATGATGTATGTGATAGGCTCAATGTCCCACCGTGCATAGTGTGTAGGTTCATTCACGATGTCTGATGTATGCTCTGACAATACACTCTCCTTAAAGTCTTCACGTTCTTTTATTAGTCGATTCCATTCACTCTTTATCATTGCTCTTCCCATTCTTTGCGTCACGTTCTTGAGCAGCCTTGCGCTCCTCTGGTGTCATAGGTCTAACATCTGTGAAGTCTGCCTCTAAGGGCCACTCATCATCAGTCATCATCATCCTCCGTCAGCGCATCCCAAGATACAGGGAATAGCTCAATCATCTTACGGTCAATCTGTTGTGCTACCACTCGTGTCTCTGCTTGTGTGTCAGGCTTACAGCGTAGGTTACACATGTCAGCGAAGGCATCCAAGCTACCTGACCAGTACCACTCAGTCATCATAGACTGTGGCAGTACCATACGTGCTTGCTCCGGGCATACACCTGCTTTAAGTAAACCCTGATATGCATCAATACAAGCATACATAGCTCTACCTACAGGTACACTACCCCTTACCTTTACAATCCCCGTAGACCCCTGCTTCTTATCTTCGCTACGCCCACGCCATTCTGTAGGTGTGTAGAACTCAGGCTCACTGTCCACATACCTACGGCTAATCTCATTCCAGCGTAGGAACTTATGCTTGACTAGCTGCCGTGCTACAAAGACTGGAGCCTTGACATGGAAGGATGCAAAGCAATGCCCAAAGGGGCTGATGTGCTTGTGCTTGGCTAGGTATTGGATTAGTTTATCGTCCTTGTGTGAAAGTATATACTTACCCTTAACCATATCTATGCATTCAAGCTCACTCTTTTTACCAAAGCTTACTCTAGCAGCATTTACTACAGACAGGTCAGATCCCATATGCTCAATGTAAGTTGCTTCAATCATGTTAATCTCTCCCATTGCCAAACTGTTCCCTGTTCAGGTCTCTCTGCTTTATAAAGATTAGGTGGCCCTACGTCATCCATGTAATGATGCCCATAACGATAATGATACTCTTTTACTGCCTCGCCCTGCTTAATAAAACATTGCGTTATTGTACCATCCATAGGGCAGAAAAACTCTAGCACCCAAAGCTGTTTAATGTCTCTAAACTTTTGTTCTGGCAGCTTAAATAGCTCGTCAACAGCCTCCCACTTAATATGATCTTTAATCATCTGCATACTTCCTTTAGTAGTTTAATATCATCAGGCACTTTATATTTTATATCATCATACAGCTTCATAGCAACTGTATCAACGCCTGTCCATAGCTCAATCTCTCTTCTGAACTGTAAAGTTTTATCCATGGCATCAGGATCAAGGGCTATGGCTACCTTTCGATACTCACCCACCTTATCCATGTGTTTAGTGGATAGTGATGTACCAAGGATAGCCAAGGCTGTGATGTTAGGTAGCAGCTGGCTTGCAACTACTGCAGAAACGACATCTTCTACAATTAATACGACATCCCCACTGCCCACTGTGAAGTAATCAGCCTCACCAGTATAGCGATACCACTTAGGCATGGTGCGCTTACCTACTGCACGTCCCACTGCATCAATCAAACGTCCACGGTAGTGTATAGGAAACACAACACGCTCCTGTTTAACATCGTACATCAAGCCAGGATAGTTGCGGATACCCCAGCGCAAAACAAAATCCTTGTGCTTGGTATGCTCAAAGGTAGGGTTGACTAGGTAAGCAGGTATTTCCATGGTCTCAGCCTCTTCTGTGCCTCTCTCAGGCGGTGGTCTCATACGCATAATAATCTCTGCTGCTGTCATGTCTGTCTCATAGATGCCACCCACCCGACAGCCTAGCTTGTAGCAGTTATACTTCATTGTGCCACCATCGTTCATGGCTGTGAATGTACCCTTACCCTTGCACTCAGGGCAGTTATTACGATAGGTGTCACCATCGTGTAGGTTTAGGGCTTCAACGTAACTACGAATGTTCATCGTCATCGTTTCCTCTAGCTGATAGTGCCTTGGATGCACCACTGAATGTGTTGACCATGTAAGGCTTGATGGATGCCACGTTCTTGTGGCCCGTCACCTGCATGATACCTGCTAAGTCTACCCCACCCTCCATCATCTCTGTCACTGCTGTACGCCGTAAGTCCATAGCTGTCAGTGTGGTAGGTAGATTAGCTTCCTTTAGTACGTCATTGATAAGATAGCTTATTTCTAGTTTGTCATAGGGCGAGTACGCATTAGCGCGTGGCTTTATACGGGGCGCTACATATTCTTGAAACCCAAAGTCTTCCTTCTGCTGGCGCAGCATATCGCACAACCCTGTTGAGATAGGTAAATGTATCTCTGCGTTGCGCTTACTCTGTGTCAAGTCCAAGCGGCACTGGGTTAAGTCTAGCTTATCCCACTTGAGAAGGCGCATGTCACCAACACGCTGCCCCCAATCATATGCCATGTGGACAATCAGACCAATGCTGCGCCAGCGGAAGTCACCATAAGCTGTTGCAAGGAATGACTGCACTTGATCACGGCTCCACAGTACACGCCGTGGTTGACCAGACCTGGTTTGTACCAGAGCTACAGGATCATGCGTCATTACGTCATGTCTCATTGAGTGCCTCCACGCAGTAGATAGCACAGACTTGCGGTAGTTAGCTGTCCGAACCCCGACAGACAGCCACTCCTCATAAGCCTGAGTTAGATGACGTACCTTGATATTCTTATGGCGATAATCCCCAAGAGCCTTACCCTCAACCACTGTGCCAGATACGGCAGCAAGATGGATGTCATAATCTTTCTGTGTAGAACCTGCCAGACGACCAAATACAGCAGATTTACTATAAAAATCAATGACTTCCTGTAGTGTTGATGAAGCCTTGGGGATATTCATGTTAGTCTCCTTTTACGTTAGCGTACCAAAGGTACAAGAACCCTGCTAAGTAAACAGTCACTACTGTTAGTGGCAGGGCATGCATTAAAATGTAGGATACCATACTTCACCCCTATCTACATGTTCCTTAACGTCCTTAGCTGTAAGCTCTAATGCCTTAACCGTTCCACCGTTCCAGTATGCGTCATCAATCTGCCTCAATAGTTTGTGGTAGTAATCTGAGGCTGGCATAAGGTTAGTGGTATTGAATGCATGTACTTTCATAACTGGTGTACCTCATTATTGGTATATGATGCAAGCTCTTTCTCTTTTACTGTCTTGAATATTACACGGCGTATGCCTGTGCGCTTGAACAGTTTGGCTCGAACCTTTATCGCATCATCTGCGCTGAACACTGTGGTGACATACTCACCATCAGGCTGACCTACACTTGCGTAGACTTTTATAGCTTTACTTGCAATCATTAACTGTCTCCTTCATCATAGTACCAAGCGGTTGGATCATCAGGTAACACATAAGGCTTCCAGTGATTAGGGTTACCATCCTCTCTTGCAGGAGGACGGAAGTCAAACATATTTTTCAATGCCCAAGACTTATCACGCAGGTCACTGAGTTGTGACAGGCGAACATCCATCATCTCCATTGAATCCTCTATCATGCTATCCATACAGGTGTACACTTCCAAGAGTATCTTTACCTCGTCACGAGTGAGTTCTGTTTTAAGTGTCTTAGTCATTATACTGTCTCCTCAATTAAAACGTAGCGTGTGTACTGCTGACCAGTCACAGGGTGCTTACCCTTCACGCCATCAATGCGATAGCCTGACTTGCGTAGCTCAGAGATACGCTTGGTGAATGACTGAATGCTGTAGTCCAGCATAGCCTCACGCAGGGTTAGACCCTTGGTTGCACGTAGGTGAGCCAGGATTTTAGTGTTTTGTGTGTTAGTCATGTCTGTTTCTCCTTGTTTAGACATTTATAGATTAGTCGTTGTGTTAAGCTGCGTCAATGTTACCATTATGTCACGTGACAATTCTGCAACACTTCTACTTTTATACCTTCCATGCGGCTATACACTTCCGCATGGCGTTCTGCTTCATCCATGCGCTGCACAGTGTGATAGCATATTTCTTTGTTAGTCTTAGTGCTTGTCAATATGATGCGAATCATGTTGCTACTAGCTCCTTTACTTTTTGCAATACCTGGGCACGATCAAGGTAGTATTGCATTAGATCAATGCTATCATAGTCAGGTGCTTCATGAGAAGACAAATCCATGTCACACTCTATCATATCCTTCATCATCAGCACTTGGCTTGATGTTAGCTCTAGTGTATACATTTTAGTCCATCCTTGTTACAAAGTATTTACCGTCAGGCAGGGGCAGTGCAAGCATAGCGTACTCATAGAAGTACACGTTGCCGTTGGGCGTGTTCATCTTACCTACGTAGGGCATGTCAGGATCTTCTGGATGGATGTATGTACCATCATCTGATACACTACCCTTGAACTCATACAAGCTACCAAAGCCGTAGCGCTCAGTCATAAACCCTACAATATCCATGTCTGTGCCTAACAAGATGTACTCACGTACCCAATAGGGTAATACGCCAAGCATTTCTTGTAACATTTCAGGATCTGCATCAGGGAAAGCCTTTGTGTTGATTGTTAATTGCATTACGCCATCTCCTCTTCTACTATTACATTGGTGAACCTGATGTATACGCCACCCTCACCGTCATCGTCAAGTAATTCTTGATAGTCTACGTCTGTATCCTTGACCATCTGCCATAGGGCATCAAAGAACTCTTCTCGTGTCATTACGCCATCTCCTTGTTAAAGTAATTGTCGTTCCATATAGTCATTGTTTCACTCCTTCGTTAACTATATTTTCTAGCTTCACATATACAACTTCTTCTTCACCTTCAAGCCATCCGTCTATTGCTTCTTGCACCCACCATAACTGCGATGCATTTTCTTCGTGTTCTACTCTGAACACTAGCTTTGTTTCAACGTAGTACATCTGTCTTGTCTCCTTGCGTAAGCGATAGCTACAGCTTTGTGTGAAGTGATGACGATTATCTTACCGTCATCACCGTACACAATCCATTTATATTTACGCTGAACTAACTGCATTGAACTCATATACTGCTCGAGCGAAGCCACGAGGCGTTGCGCTGCGTATGTTCTTAGTCTTCATAGACTTACCGCCCAGCTTTAGGTGTTGCCTACTGTGGCCCTGCTCAGGCTGTACTGGATCTGTCCACGGCATAGTAAAGCCGTTGCCTGTCCACAGGCATGTCTTTTTAGGGTAGGCATCCTTGGCTGCAATGTACTCAGGCCAGCGTGGATGCTCTGCATGATCGTCATGGATGTACCCGCCATACTCATAAGGGTGGAAGCTATGGTCAGGCTTGCGCCACTTAGTAGCCAAGACACTGACAGGGTTTTCTATGAAGTAAGGCACACCTAGCTCATTGAACATCTGAGCACATATCTTAGCGTAACTTACTGCCTTGTTCTGAAACTCAGGATCACGCTCTGCCTTGCGCTTGAAGTGTGCCGCACCTGATACAGCCATGTCAGTGCAGACAGGGAAGGCCATGCCAAACACAACGTCCTCAAACTGAAACTGTACAGCTATCCTGTTGAGTGTGCTCTGATCATGCAAGTCAGCTTTGACATACTTGATGCTGCCACCACTACCAAACACATCAGTGACTGTGTTATCGTGTTGAATATCAAAGGCGATACAGCTGTAGCCAGCCTCTGCCCAAGGTACAAGCGCCTCACCTGTGAAGTCATACAGGCTTAGCACATATTTATCTACGTTATGGTTTGTCAT